CCATCGATAACAGCGATCATGCCGCCTTCGATTTCGACGTTGCCCGTGTCCTTCCTTTCGATGAAATCCGCACCGCAGCCGGTTAACAGAAGAATTGAAAATGCAATGAGTAGTTTCTTGATCATATGGTTTCTTCCCAACTTACGATGGCAGAGTATTTTCGATCTTCCGGTATCATAGTCATGTGGGCTTTCTTCACTCTTAGAAGTTCATACTTGACATTGTTCATAGAGAGGGTTCGAAGAAGTTCAGTCAAATTAGGGTCGTTCGGTTTGAAAATTCGTGTGCAGTACATATCTTACTTAAAGTTTAGGTTACTGAATTTTTGTAATGTTTGGCCGGGCTTTTGTGGAGCCGCTGTATTGGCCACTTTGGAGGTTGGCGGCGATATCGCCTCTTGGATTCCCTGTAGGGGATCATCCAAATCATAATATCGCATCTTTGGAATATCGACGCCAACGAAGAACATTGGAATATTGTTCTTATGATCATAGCGAGATTTCAATTGCTTGATTAGCAAAAGATTCTGCTTGGCTAAATCTTCTGTCGAGATAAGAGCAGCCACAAAGTCAGCCGTAAAATTGATGCCAAAAGCTTCGGATGTATCATCGATATCCGGATTCGAATTTGCGTGACCGCCACGGTTAAACTGTGATGCCGACACAATCGGCACGTTCATTTCAACACCAAGGCCCCGCAATTCTTCGGAAATGGCCTTGTAATAGGTGTTGGTGTTCGATATCTGTCCTGCTTTGAAACGAGTAGATATCAAAATGTTCAGATAGTCAACATAAATTATGTCCGGAACGAAATGTTTTTTCAGGAGAAGTTCATTCAACAAACTTCTAATATGCGTTACGGAAGCCGACGACGTTGGATATTCCTTGATAACAAGGCGTCCGTGTGTTTTCTTTTTGGCACGGGCGATTCTATCGTCAAAGTAGCTCTTTGAAATCGTTTGAAGATTCTTGATTTCAATATCGAGGACGTTAGCGTCGATACGCTTGGCGATTTCCTCTTCCTTCATTTCGGCAGTAATATAAAGAACATTCTTGCCGTCTATGAGATTGTTCGCAGCCATGTTGCACATGGCCAGCGACTTACCGACGTTCGTTCCCGCCAAAAGCAGATTGAGCGTCTTTTTCGAGAAACCGCCGTTGGTCACCTTGTCGAGGTAGGCGATGCCGGTAGAGATTTTTTCCTCTTTTCGGTTATAATATTCGTATCGGTCGTCGGCATTCTCGAAATAGTCGTGACCAATGGTCGTGTCGAAGCCAACCGCCAAGGCTGATGACAGGATATCGGGAATCGCACCCTTGGCCTTATCCTTACTCTTCCCTTCATAGATCGAAATTGCCTCATGCAGAGCAATTTCTAGAGCCCGGTCCTTACAAAATTTTTCGGTTGTGGTTAGAAGCCATTCGATTTCCGGAGCCTTGATTTCCTCTTTGACCGTGTTCATCACCGTGTCGATATCGGAAAATGTGTCCTCCACAATCGTATTGTCATTCGACATTTCGATCATGAGAGCTTCGACGGTCGGCGGATTGTTGTAATTTTCGACGTAGTTTTTGATATGGTGAAAGATCGTTTGTTCACCTTTTGAGACGAAGTATTCCGTTTTCAGGAATGGGGTTACTCGTCTCATGTAATCATCATTATCAATCAGACTTTTGATGATGATTTCTGATACTTGCAAATTGTTACCTTCTTTTTATTATTTTTAGACAAATAGAATCCCTACCGGTTGCCCGGTAGGGTTAAAACATTTAAATGTTTGGGAAAACGCAGCTTATTCGGCTGAATTGTTTTCCAATGTATCATCTTCTTCGGATGCTGTCAAGTCCATTTCTTGTGAAGATGAACCAAGACTAAAGTAAGCTTTAGCAGCTACTTCAAGCTTTTCAAGAATATCCTGTGTGAAATACTTAGCAGGGTCTTCATTGATATGCTTTTCAAAATGCTTTGAACCATCCGGCATTTGATATTGTGTGGAAACTTTCTTGATAATACCGGAAGATGCCGCCAATGGCAGCAAACCGTAATAGCGATCCACACCCTTTTGGAAGTGGAGCTTGATTGCGATCTTGCGGCCTTCACGGGAGAATCGGGACTTCTGCACGTTCACATGGATGATATTGCCATCATGAACGGTCACGTCCTTACCACCGATCTTGACCTTTTCGGTATCCTTTTCCTTGGTCAAACCAAGGATGGTCGATGCAGCGTATTCCAGACCGCCACCACCAGCCATTTTCTGTGGTGCACCATAGCTCATAATGTCGGTATATGAGTGAGCGCATACGAACATTGGGATGTTCAGCTTACCAAGCTTCTGTGTCGCCGTGCGGAACAGTGAGCGAACGCCTTGCTGCTTGGTCATGTCACGCACATCTTTGCCGTTCAGGCCATCCGTGTCTTCCTTGATCGATGGCAACATGCCAAGCGAATCGAGAACCATGATCACACGCTGGCGTTTGTCTTCCGGCAGAGTGCCATAGGCATCCAAAAATTTGAGCGCCTTGGTCTTGAATTCTTCGATGGTTGCCGGTTGCTGAATGAACACACGGTCGGGATCGATATCACGACGGAGCAAGAAATCTTCGTCAATGGCAAATTCGGTATCGAAAAAGAGAGCCTGTGCAATCGGATCACTCTGCAAAAGAGCTTTGACGGCTGACATGGCCAAGTAGGTCTTGCCTACACCCGCCTTTGAGTGGACGGCGGTAATTCTGTTGTTTGGAATGCCGCCCCATATGGATGTTGAAACAGCGGCGTTTAGGATGTATGAACCGGTATCGAGAAATCCGGTAGTGACGACTGGACCAGAATATTCGGGGTCAGCCTCTTGAATAAGCTTAAGAAAGGACTTGTCCTTCAAATGTATTACCTCTTAGTTGTATCGTGTGGTGAAATGTCGTTAATTTTACGTCGCCCATTTCTGTGAAGCGACATAAGTATTTAGACACTACGACCAACTAAGAGGTTTAGTCAGAATCCTTTATTTACTTAGTAGTTCTTTCTCTTTCTCTAAGAGTTCTAACCATAGTTCTTTCAGAGCGAAATAAGCGTTCAACTCACATTCATATCGAACGACGTTATACAGTTCTTCTTCGATAGGAATTCCATACAATTCTTTGATTCGTTCTTCTGGTGGACGCAGAGACTCTATAGCCATAGAACGTGCCACATAGGCTCTATATCCAGCTTCTAAATCTTTTCTTGGGTTATCCAATTCATTTACGATTCCACCATCATACATGTAATTTTCGAGTAGATTCTTATCAGAATTCATCTCTTCTATAGGTCTATCTTTGTATGCGGTAATATCGGCAAAAAGCCTATCGTAATCCCATCTGTTCACCTTGTCAGTGCCAGAAATTCCTTGATCTTCTTTTCCAATGTCTCTGTTCTGTTCGGCCAATAGATATAGTCATCCTTCCCGGTTGAATGAAGATTGGCGAGCAAAGGCATCACCAATTCTTCAATCTTTTTTAAACGATCTTTGTATTCTTCAATAGTCACTGTTTGTTCCTCCACCACACTCTTTTGCGTGGTGGAGAAACCGAAATCGTTCTGTGTAGAGTAATCTTTGATTATGGAATTGATATCCGAAACAGCCATTAAACCCAGAGTCCTTCCAATGTACTAATCTCTTCCTCTCGCCAGCCAATGACCTTGTTCATTGTTTGCACCGGACCCAAGAAAGTCTTTTCAAATTGTACGTCATAATCTATATATTCGTCCAAACCCAATTCCGGAGGAAGAGAGCGTGGCGCACAGATGACGTTTTCACCAATTGGGTTCGGTAGTTTCAAATAGCACTGCTTGATCTTTTCGCCTTCGAAGATAGGTTCGACTTCCAAAAGACCGTGCTTGGCCACGTAATGATTGTACAGAAGCGCACCACGCACGTGCATGGGCACCGCAACACCCTTTGTTCGGTTGTAAATGAAGGTTCTATCACCATACTTATCCAAGCCCTTACAACCCTTGGGAGCCGCAACCTCTTCAAAAGGCAGAGTGTAGAATTCTTCCCTAACTTTTTTGACGAAATCACGCATGGTGGCTTCGTCTTTTTTCAGAACAATCTCATAGTATGCTTTGAGCTTGTTTCTACAAAATTCCGGAGTGGTTGTCTTGACGCCTTCCAATCCGGTGATTTCAATAGAAGGCTTGTCGTATTTGATCTTTTCGTTAGCCAGAACGTGATAAAGATATCTCTTCTTCGCCTGAATAACCATCGTATCGCAGATTTTCTCTTGCTTCATGAAGAGCTTATCTTGATACGAATTCATCATTTTGCCGACTTCCTTGAAGGCGACATCCAACGCAATCTTTTGGATTTTTTCTTCTGCAAATTTGATAAGGAAATCTACAATTTTATCCTTATCGGTTAAGCCAAGCTTTTGGATGAACGGATCAAAATTCACAATGCAAGAGTCGGTATCGGAAGCGATAACCCAATCCAGATCGAAACCCGTGATTTTGTTCATGTAACCATTAATCGCTCTTTCAGCGGCCTTAATGATCATTTGACCAAATTTGGTGATCGACTCCGCAATGCGAAGGTCATAGAAGCGGAACCCCTTGTTTCCGGACGCTCCATACAAAGCATTGATCGAAATTTTCTTGTTCTGTTGAAACACGTCGTATTTCAGAACTTCACTTTCAAGCTTGGCAATCAGCGCCTTGTCTTTTACAGCCTTGGCGTGTTGTAGATCGTCCTTTGCCTTGTTCATGAGCTTCTTATATTTTTGACGATCATCAAAGAAGCTTTGGACGATTTCAACCATGAAGGACGTGAAATTTCTGGTGAATGTCACACCAGATGCCGACATGGAGAGATTGTTCTGTTTTAAATACTCTTCGTAGCCATGCGATTGTCCTAGAAGCAGAGCGTCGAGCGACACGTCCAGTGTGTCACGGATGGTATCCGGGCCGATGTTCGCTTGTAGGTAGATCGATGGATACAGGGACGTGATATCGAAGCCCATGACCCATTTGTGGCGCTTGGGTTCGGGTTCCTTGACCAGAGCGCCCATGAACTGGCCTTCGTCGCCAGTCTCTTCAATTTTGGTAATCGGAACGATAATGTCACGATCTTTGAGATATCCATAGATGATGGAATCCCAAAGCTTCGTCGGCATGAAACATTCAGACATATTGATCTTGGCAGAATATGCCATATTGTAGATCAATCGCAAAATGTTCAACTTACTTTCCATTCGTTGAACAAGATTGGCGTCTTTGATGTTGTACTCATAGAAAAGTTGTGGATTCTGTTCATACAGTCCGGCGAGCGAACCATATGCCTTGTAATCCACCTTCTTTTCACCAAGAACGACATGCGCAACGGTATCGAGCTTGTTATCGTCTGGATTTAGGTGTGGAGGACGGAACTTTTTGAAGGAAAGCAGATAATCAAGATCGATGATACCATAGATATCAAAAATTTCGATTTCCTTGCCACGATAGGATTTGATGTTTCGTGGTTTGATGATTCCCCATGGCGACAAACGCTTCGCCCAACTCCAACCAAGCACCGCTGTTATGCGTCGAATCATGTAGGGCAAGTCGAAGGCGGTCGTATTCCAGCCGGACACGGCGTCCAAGGCGAGCTTTTCCCACACCTTGACGAAGTGCCGAAGCATCTCGTATTCATTCTCAAACCAGAAAAACGTCGTGCCATCCGGAGCCTTGAAATCCTTCATGCCCCAGAGATACGTTTTGTCGCCAACCACCAGACCGATTGCGGTCACTTCCTTGGTCGCTTGGCCTTCTTCCGAGTGCCCGCCTCTCGAATCGGTTTCGATATCGATAAAGCCGGTCTTAATCAGACTGTCGTCATAATCGATTTCATCGGGAAACTCTTCATGGATGAAGGCATTAACCCAATTCTGTTGTCCATAAACTTGGAAATTTGCAGCGGCTTCGAAATTTTTCAGGAAATCTCGGGCCTTGCCAATCGATGCAAATTTGATTGGAGCAAGGGATACACCATGGTATGATTTCCGAATGGCGTTTTCTGCTTTGGAAGGCGTATAGAGAGTTGGCTGATATTTCAGGCGCTTCTTAAATGGTTTGCCGTCTCTATAGCCACGAACAAGAATGTCATCGAACTGCTGTTCGACTTTCGTATAGAACGTTGAAATATGGGGACTCCGAATGAATGGTCTATTATATAGAATCTCGCTCTTCGAGTCAAGCGAAACAATCTATTGACTTCTGTATGATTTTGATTATATTAATTATGAATATGGAGAGAGAACATGGATGTAATGTTGATGGATGATGCAAGGCGCATAGCTCTTGCTGCCGTGGAAGTGAAGTCGGCCAAAGCCTTTCGACAAGCATTGATCATGCTTGGCAAGGAAGGCGGCGAACCGGCCATGGCCCAACTTGCCGCAATCAAACTGGCCTTGAAGGAAAAGGACTATTCCTTGGCCGAATCAATCGGAAATCGATCATGAAACGCAATGATGTGGTAATGATCGCCAAGCCAGATTTATACCGACTCTATGGGCGCATCGTGCGCATCATTGACGATAAGGCTTTGTGGATATGTTGCGGTTTACACATCCATCTCACACCAATTTCAATGCTCGAAAAGGTCGATTATGTCGGCACGTGGGAGTGGTGCCACAGTGATGAAGTGGTCAACTATTATCACAAAGATAAGGATGGTTACCCCACGTCATGGGTTCCCCGTTGGTCACGTCCACCGCATTTCCAGTACATGCCTACTTTGCGCAAGCTGAAACAGATGGCTTCCCGCTATCACAAACGCAATGTCTGGAAAACACCACTCGATTATGAATTTCTAACGAAAGAGGATCAGGATGAAAACAGTGACGGAGAGGCAGATTGAAAAGGCACTCGAATGGATGAAGAATCATCCGGAAAAGGGTTCATCCGTCTCTGAACGGGCACAACAAGCCTCTTGGCGCTTTCATGTCGATCAAATAGACCTATTGGAAGCATGGAGAATTAAGAACGGGGGCAGTTAGCCCCCGTCTTTTTTCGTCACTGTGTGTCGGTCGGTGTCGTGTCGACATACTTTTTGTAGGCCCAATAGCCCACGGCGACAACGGCGACAAGGATTACGATATCCCAAAGCATATTTGCATTTCCTTCGTTTAGAGGTTAAGTACTTTCTTGACATCAGCCGGTCGGTATAGGTCCGACTTCATGACTTTGCCAAACTCGTTATAAACGGGCTTGCCATCTTTATCGAGTTTGGACATGTTGGAAGAATGAACTTCCTCAAATACCTTGTCGATATCGATTCCAAAATCAACAGCCATTCCATAGCAGACATATAATAGGTCTGCAAGCTCTTTCGCAAGGGCAGAAATGTTAATTTCTTCTGCATCTAATGTGTTGAGATATGGGTCGATTTCAGCCATCAATTCTTTGTATTCTTCCGCTATCAGCCTCTTTCGAAGCACTACAGACGAGTATGCAGGAATTGTGGGCGTATCATTTTTTAGAAGGTTGAAAACTTCATGGAACTGCCTAACTTGTTCGAAATTGGTCAAGCGGCTTCCCAATACAATTCTTCGTCTTCCTGAATTGCTTCAAGCGGCGAATAATCTTCGTTATAGTAATCATCCCAATGTTCGGGAGCGCCATAACGAGCGATGGTTTCTGCCGAAAGGCCATAGACAGCTTCCATAATTTCATGGAGTTCAGTCAGCCAATTGGCGAAATCGTTTGTGTGGAGGGTCGTGGTCATTGTGTAGTCACCTGTTTTGATTTTCCGATTGTATATTTTGCCGTCAAGGTCCAGTCCTTCTTTTCTTTGTAGGAAATAACCTTGATCTTCCCAAGCGGGCAGACCGGCTCTTTTGTCTTTTCGGGCTCAACGATCTTGATCAATCCCCATTGTGCCAAGAGGTTGGCAATCGCATTGCGACGGGCTAGATCGTCTTCCGAGAAATTCGTTGGCTTTCCATCCAACAAGAACATTTCCTTGAAATGAACCAAGGCGTATTTTCCCTGCTTATGCAGGATGTGGCAGGATTGAAACAACTCTTTCTTGGTAGAGGAAGCGGAAGCTACGCCGATTCTGGTAAGAGTTTCTTTTACTTTCAAAAAGTTATCCGGTTCCGGAAGTTCAATCCACACAAAATTTTCAGTTACATTACTGTAATCTTTTTGTTCTGGTACATTCTCTGTAGTCAATAGTATTTCCTTATTTCGCTCCCCCTTGGTCGAGGGAATCCATTAAATTTTTCAATTCAGTTTCAGTCAATATATCCATAATTTCCACCGCCCTATCATAGCGAATGCCAAGCTTTTGTGCCAAAAGGACGGTATCAGCGTCTCTTTGCGGCTTGACCCACTTACTAAACCGACGTTTCTTAGACGTGGCATAATAAAGGAATTCATAATGTTGTTTTGCAGAAATTTCCGGGCACATGTTCAACTCGTTAGCGAGGAATATCGTGTCGGGAAAAAATGAGAAAGCCTTGTTGATAATGTACTCTGAATAATCCTTTTTGTCAATATCTTCGTTGAAGGAATATTCCTTGTCGTTGATGCTCTTGACGAAATCCCAAGGGTTCATTATGCGTAGCAATCCGCCATTATTTCTGTCAGCATCGCAGCCGTGTTGATTTCACGGTTCGATACGAACGCATTCTGGTAATCATACTTTGAAAGAATGAGAATCAGATATGGGATTTTTTCCGGTTGGATGGAAGCTGGAATCTGATTGTACAAGTCTTGGATGAACAATGAGAAATCCAGATCGGCATTTTCCGCTACCCATGTGCGCATATCCTGAAACTTCTGTGATTTCAGAATCTTGATCACGTCGGCGGCACTCGACTTTTGCGAGAGGATACCGGCATCAATAGGTCCAGTCTTGGCATATTTTTGAAGCTGATTGATCGTCTTGCGAAGATCAGGGAAGTTTTTGTTGACAAGGCCAGCGACCGCCTTGATATCGTGCTGAACGTTTTCCGCCACCAGAATGTCACGAATGCGACGAACAGCGCCTTTCAGAAGCTCGGGCTTTTCATCAGCCGGAAAGACGAAATCCACCGTAGCGCAACGGCTCTTCAACGGATCGATGATCCGATTTGAAAAGTTGCAAGTCAGAATGAAACCACAATTCACGGAATATTCTTCCATGAAGTTTCGCAGCGCCGGTTGGAACGAATTCGGGTTCAAATAATCCGCTTCGTCAAGGATCACGACCTTGCGGGAGTCACCGAAAACCGAAATGGTGGAGGCGAACTGCAAAATGTCGTTTCGCAGTGTGTCGATGCCGTTCGACATAGAGCCGTTGATAACGGTATAGTCGATACCCATTTCTTGGCACATCGCCTTGGCAACCGTCGTCTTGCCTGTACCGGATGGGCCGGTAAGCAGCAAATCCAACATTTCTCCCGAGGCAACGATTCCGGCAAATTCTTTTTTGATATGAGTAGGCAACACGCAATCTTCAATGCGTGTTGGACGGTACTTTTCCGTCCACTTTACTTGATTAAGCAATTATATTTCTCCGGAATTATTCGCTTCACATGGAATGATGTATGTCAAATCCATATTCTTGGACTTGAACGTCAATAGTTTGTTTTTGGAGATAGCCACATCGTATGAGTGCATCAAAATTTTTAAATTTTCGACCTTCACCACATACCGAAATTTTTGATCGGACTCGCCAATCTTATAGCTCATGCCATCCTGTAGCCCGGCCTTTGCCGCCGCACCTTCCTTCATGTTCACGGTCTTGACATAGATTGACTCGCCATCAGCTTCGATGGAAAGCTCTTCATGCGAGTAAAGGCTTACCGCCTTCATGATCGTTTTGAGATTTTCAGCCGTGAATTCGAACGAATAGATCGTCTCTAGGACGTTTAGATTTTTATCCTTTGGTGGCCAGACAAAGAGGGAAGGATTGCAGTAGCGATACGTCGCTTTGTGCGAACCTTCCTCGATTGTCACTTTGGTATCGTCAAATGATAGATCAGGGTCTTTGAAAAGAGATAGAATGCCAAGGAACATGGGCAAATTATAAACGCCGCAGTCCTTTGGGAATTCCTCTTTCACATTCGCTTCCGCATACACCACGTTCAATGGCGTGATGATGCGTTGGCGATGACCGGCAAGAAACATGATGGATTGGTTGATAGTCGAAAAATTCTGTAGAATTTCCACAGTTTCTTTAGATATTTTCAATACTTACTTCTTTTCCAATGAAAAATGATATAGAATGACCAGATAATGGATGGCCTTTAAAATGTCTTTTGGATTATGACCTTCCTTTTTACCATATCTTGCGGTATATTTCAAGACATTTCCTTTGAGGAAATCATATGAATCCGAATTTGCCATGATGAAATCGAGCGCCTGAATGCCGTCTTTCTCGGAATAGTGTCCAGCATACGTCGAATCGATATATGCTTTTGCCTTTTCAAGGATTGCAGATTCATTGAACTTGTAACGAACCGCTGGAATACTCATTTGGGTAATGGAAATTGTTCCATCCATCGGAATGCCACCGAAAGTCGCATTAGGAGCGCCAGAGGTCGTTGGTGCATATGGATAACTTGCGGTAGGTGGCAAATTCGGATAGATACCAGTTCCCAACGGAGCGCCAGCGGTTGTAGCATGGGTAGAGAACGACGACAGGGTGTTTGAATTGCCCGGAACAGTTTCTAGTTCGGTTATTTTACTTTCTGCCATTACTTCAACCCCTTCACTTCGTTCTTGTCGGCGGTTGGGCTCATGCCCGTGGCCGCAACGGCAGGAAGGTTACCAACGAATTTGGTTGTTCCGATGTGATGAACTTGCATCCATGGGCAAAGCGTGACGTTGATACCCATGGCACGGGATTCCTGACAGAAGAAATAATCTTCCGAAAGATGCCGTTCATTGATGATAGGGTCTTGGAAATAAGCCATGATCCTACGGTCACCGTCAAAGTTCTTCGAACGGACATGATCCGGCTTGTAGAGATATTGCGGACGCTGGTCATTCCACACTTCAAAGATGGAGCGATTAATCAGCATGAAGCCAGTTCCGATTTCCAACACGTCAATCGGTTCATCGATCTTGTATTCGCCATCCTTGGCAGGATTGAACACAAAGTCGCCAGCATAGTTTTCTAGGACAAATGGGTTCTTTTCGGCATAGCCGAGTTCAACAGCCCGCTTGACCTTTTCCCAAGCAATAGATTTCTTTGGATAAGCAGCGCCTATGATACCCTTCGAAGGGTCGTTCTGGGTGATTTGGAGCATCCCAAAAACGTCCATAGGGCTGAATTCAATGTCCGAATCGATGAACAGCAAATCCGTAAAGCCAGATCGCATGAATTCATCAGCGCTATAATTTCTCGCTCTTGTAATGAGCGATTCATTGAATAGTGCGAAAAAGGTATTCTTGATACCATATTGGGTAAGCATACCCGTCAAATCGAGGACGGATTTCATATAGAAACCCGAATTGTTTCCGCCATACATTGGCGTGGCGATAAAGACGGAACGTTCTTTTGATAGTGTTTCTACATCTATATTAATTTTAGTATTCATTAATTCCCTTGGTTACCATGCGTTCCATGAACCTAGTACATCTTTTCCATCCTCACTTTTTCCATCATCTATAGTTCCTTCGATTGCATCAAATCTTATTTTGAATGTATCTAAGAAACCGTCTCGGGTGCCTGCATCAAAGCGGCTAAAGCAAATGCTTACTGCCTTATCGATATCTTTCCAGATACCGACTGCTTTGATAATCTGTACAAGTCGTCTTGTTGAAATCGTATGCTCTATCATCCCATTTTCATAGGATTTGCGGGCGTCACCGGCAAATTCGACAAGAGCTTTGATTAGATTGGCTGTATTCTCGATATTATAATGTTTTGCAACATTTGTCAATATCTTTTTTTCGGTTTCTTTGTCCGGATACGAACATTCGAATGTGGAAGGGAAGCGCTCTAGGAAAGCTTCATTCAGAACTTGTGTTCCGACGAATGAGCCCGAGGCATCACCGGTTCCTTTCGTATTGGCAGTCGCAAAAATCTGAAAACCGGGCTTGGGCACAACCCATTCGCCGGTCTTCTTCATAAGGTATCCCTCGCCTTCAAGGATGCTCTGTAGACACATAATCAGCATCGGGGATGCCAAGTCCACTTCGTCAAGCAGAAGCACTCCACCAGCCTCCATTGCCGCCAGAACCGGCCCTTTCTCGACAACGGTGTTACCGTCTTTCAAGCGCATACCGCCGATCATATCGTCTTCATTGGTTTCGAAGGTGATATTCAACCGGTAATATTCTCGCTTGGCGGTAGCACATATGTGCTTGATCATTTCCGTTTTGCCGCAACCGGACAGTCCTGTCAGCATACAGGGATAGAAGTAGCCAGATTTCAGAAGTGTGGCCACATCGTCATAAACCCCAAATGGAATGAAAAGAGGATCGACTTTAGGTATCAAATTGAACCACCAAAAACAGACATTTTTTCTGTAATGTCATCAATAAAAATCTTAGGATTATTCTTCATTAAGTCTCTGCCAATGAAGAATGCACCAGTGCACGTATCGGTTTTCCTATACTCATATTCGCCGCCATTTCCAATATGATAAACCCACACATTGGAACCGGTTCGATGGCGAAGAATTTTCATAAGCGGTCCTACAGAATTTCTATAACCAAGATAATTTTCGCACATGTCAACCATGAAATTCGATTTTTTGTCGGTGTAATTGTCGGCATAAATCGTGTCTGTGCAACCTCCGTCCGTGATGAAGATCGTATTCATGATATCGATCCGGTTCCTCTCCATAAAATCCAGAACCATTGTTTTGGCATAGTGGATTGTGGAGCTTAGTGGAGTTGATGATTCCGGCGTCCTGTTTTTCAGTCGCAATGCCCTCGAAAGAATTTTCGAAGCGGGATCAGCCGACGAAAGCAAAGGAACCAAACCAAAATCGCATTCAATAAGTTCACATGTATGCGGTGAATCCTGAAATCCGTAAGCTTCGAATGGCATCGACAACTGCTTACAGAACATCGTCAAAAGGTACAGATGTTCCACAACATTCTCCCATACTCCCTTCATGGAGCCGGACATATCCACATAGATGACAAATCCGTGATTTTTCTGTCGATCTACAATCGTGCGGCGAAGCATCACATCATCGTTGTATCGGTAAGTATGCAGCTTTAATGGGTCCAGCATACCAGTATCAGCCATCAAATTTCTGGCATACAGCCGGGCATTCTTTTTCCTCTGAAATACCGAAACCATCCGATTAATAAGTTGTTTGGCTGGCATGACCGTATCTTCCGGAAGCTCTTCTTCAAACGAATAAGCCTTGGTCAACACACGGTTAAAATCAGAATCCGGAACCACGACATGGCCACGATTATACCACTGGTTTTGTGGAGTACTTTCGATAACCGCTATCTTGATACCAAGTTTTTCAAGAGCTTGAAGGGTCTTGACTTGGCATTTCTTTCCTTCGCCTTCACCACCAAAAACACCGACTTGTAGAACAATCTCAACATCAGATGTTTTTTCTTCTTCCGGTAACTTCTTAAAGAAATCATCGGCAATCTGTTTGATTTCGTCAAACGTCTTGGCAGCGTTTGTTCTATCTATCCATATTTGTTCATCTGATGTGAACCGCAATTCATATGGATTGCCAATTGGCATTGTCTTGAAATACAGATTGAGCCGGTCAATGAGCGACATAGCTTGCGCCGCTACCAGATCACCTTGCAATCGCCAAAGATCAAGCTCATAGATCAATTCATGAATGCCTTCCGCATACCATTTTTTCATGGCGACATAGCGTTGTGGCATCAACCGATCAATTCTCGCATCCTCGAAAACGTTCAGGATATCTCGATAGACGGCACGACTGTTTTTTGGACGACTACGAATCGCATTAAGCCATTCTTCGGCAGGCGTGAAGATCGCATGAGAAATCTCATGACAAAGAAGAAACCGCTGCAATTGACGGGAGCCATCCCATGCCGGAAGGTATAGGACTCTGGCTTCAAGATCAAAGCAGGCGGTTTCTAGGGAGGCGTCTATCGAAACCCTAATGTTTTCCTTGGCAAGTATATTAGAGAAAACATTAGCATACTCAATAGAAAATTTCATATGGCGTTTTTAAAGTCTTCCAAAAATGATTTCAATTTAACAATGCGGGCGACACGTTCTTTGCGAGCAAGAAGCTCATTCTCTACTTTTAAAAGGGCTTCTTGACGTTCCATATCAAGTATGGCTGTCTGCATTACGAAATCATGGAAATCTTGATCAAGTTTAATTCTATTTGAGTGGAAAGTCTTACCACCTGTCCCCAATCCGAGTTTGAAACAATGACTTCCTTCGGATACGGTAACACTAATATCTTTTCCATAGTGTACCGTAGCATATCCACTATAGTAGTCAGTACTAGTCACATGATGACGAATACAAGTATTAACTAGCTCTTCATAGATTTTCTGATGTTCAATATCAGCTTCTTCTCTGGTCATTTACGGAGTCCCATTAGTTTGTTTGTGGAATAGGTGATGCCAGTACGCTTAGCGCACTTCTTCACCATCATGTCGATTTTCAGTTTGGAAAAACCAGCAAAGAATGGCTTGCCATCGATATGGCACATTTCGTGCTGGATAATGCGAGCGGTCAAACCGGAAAGTGTGGACTCTTTCTCGTCACCGTCAATGTTCTGATATTGTACCGTGATTGTCTTGTGTCGCTCCACCTTGGCGATAAGGCCGGGAAAGCTCAAACATCCTTCATCCATTCCTTCCTTTTCGGAAGAAACTGAAACGATCTTTGGATTGAACATCGGCATTATCGATCCGGAATCACGACCGTTGCCGAACACAAACACGGCCCACGGGAGCCCGACTTGATTGGCCGATAGACCATAGCCCTTCATTTCCGAAAGAAGCTGTTTCAGCGTTTCGAATGTCTCTTGGGCATTTTGTGTTTCGAAGTCAAAAGGGATGGTCGGGGTGTACAGGATAGGGTTGTCGGAAGCGACAAGTTCAAGCTTTTCAGTCACTCTTTGTATCTTTCAATGGCCCGGATAGCAGCACGGGCTTCGTCTTTGAATTCTTTCCAAAGTTCACATTTTGTAGAATCTTCGGAATCGCAAATCAGGCACAATCGCTTGTTGATAGTTTTGCCAGCCGCAAGGCATATCTCACGGCTGACTGATTCCACTTTCGACATGACGATATTTTTCCTCGATCCGGAGCGGATTGCTGCGAACCATGCGTGTCCGGATGACCGGTTTCGTAGGATGATGTTCGAAAGGAATAGTCGCCAATTCGTTAATTGTCAACATCCTTTCTTCCGTAATCCGTGAAATTTCGGTGCCAACTCGGAAACAGGCAGCATGTTCTTCAAAGAAATCTATGCCAAATGCCTTTATCATCTCCAATTTCTCTCTTGTGTTCTTACCCATGAGTTTGGAGTGGCCAAAGAGGTAATGCGCCGCCGATTGTACAGAATTTTTGAAGGCGTCTTGTTGACGCCAAAGGATCATATTGTTAGCTTCATCCATCGTCGGAACGTTGATGATTCTACAATCGAACGACGGTATCGTTTTGGGTTCCTCTCCAAAATAAGCACAATATGAAAGGGTAAATTTGGCAGCGCACATAGCGGCCAACACAGAAGCGAGTTTCTGAATTTTACCATCGAACATGAATTGGCTTGGGCCTTCACACGGTTCCCAAATCAATGAAATTTCGTCCGATTGCGTGTACCCGAGTAGAGCCTTGGTTTCGTAGGCCAGATATTCGGTCGTGTCCTGCATACAAGCAGACATGTCACGGTCGAACGGACGCTTCATTCGTCTGGTAAAGCTGGAAAACGAGCGGCCATCCAAACGGGCATAGATCGGGAGAGAGGTATCCAGTTTCTGTTCAGTGAAGACCTTTTCGTAGGTCTTCATGCGGTCACCGAAGTTGTCGTGGTGTTTTGTACTCATTACTTACATATTTGTAGAAATTATCGATTTCAGTATTGGAATCGCTTGCTGTTAGAATTAGTTGAGAAACCATGCGGCCTTTGAAATATACATCTTTAGAAAGGTACACATGAATGAATTCAACGCCGTCGAAGTCAGTACCGATGGTTGTATTCGGAAATGAAGCGGCTTTGACTTTACATTCAACGAATGTCGGCATCACGTATATGTTCTTTCCCGTTTTGTTGGCCAAAGAGGATAGTTTACGTGTTTGTAATGGCGGTCATAATAATCATCGCCATAATAAGAATGAGCATTCTTCCATTCTTTATGGAACATATCATTGATTTCCTCTTGAGTCAAGCTGAAACTATTCTGTTCATCTTTCGTTTTGTGGAAGAAGTATTTTCTATCACCATAGGGAAGTTCTGGCAGAGGTTCCGGATTTGGAGTTATAACAGCTTTATCGCTAAGCTTTCGTGCAAATGAATACACACGATAATTTGGATCGTGTGTAAACTGTGTTACAAACACCAAATATGGTTTTGCGTTTTGCTCAATAGTATAATATGTTACTCTCGTATCTTTATATCCATAAGAGTAATAGTTTTTCTTTTGTTTGCCATCCGGGTCGCTGTGATCGATTTGTTCGCAGCTTGCCGAAGAAACATAAAATGTTCCGATGTAGCGACCGCTAACCGCTGGCGACTCAACCATATCACCGACTTCCAGTTGCTTACGCTCTACCGGATTAAGGAACTTGACGTATCTTTCATCTGATATAGAGATCAGATGATTGATAGCGCCGATACGGCCCCAAAGATATTGGCCTTGGAATTCGCCCTTCAAAACATCTTGGGTCTGTAACAATTGTGAGAGATTGTGTGCGGTGATTTCAAGTTGGAAGCCACGGGGATCATTGATCCTGAACCATTTGTTCGACGTTTCATATCGAGTGACAGAGTGATCGAACTTGAAGCCGGTAATAGGCGTGTTCTCTATCTGGATTGCCGGAAGGCGTTTGTCCAGTTCCGGGTTTTTTGCATAATAGTAATCTTGGTTCTTGCCGGACCAATGATCGACTGTCTCTTTGCGCTTCTGTGCGGCGGCATCGGTTCCGTCCGGAACTGCAAACCCGAGAATATCACCACCATCATTCCTACGACCGACATAGAGTGTTTTAGGAAAATTTGTAATTTCCATTATTGTCCTTAGACATGAAAAAGCAGCCCATGGAAGGGCTGCATAAAAAATAAAATAGAAGGAGGATTTAAGTGGGGCGTCCTTACCAGACTAGACGACACCGTTCATAGCGTTGTGAACAGCGGCAGGATTCGAACCATACGTTTCCCCAGACTTTATATATACGACATTTTCAAAGAAATGTCAACTAAAATGTTTCAACGGTTGAAAAATTTCCTTTTTTCACCACTTTCATAACCCGGTCGAAATTATCCACCATATTTTCACGATGGGAAATGACTATGATATTCGTTTCCTCGCCCATGGAGCGCAGGATTTCGAATACGTACTTGATACCATCTTCGTCCAAAGAGGAATCACCAACTTCGTCCAGAATCAGCAAATTGGTAGCCATCGAATTTTTCTTTCGGGCGATCTGCCTCCAAGCGAAAAGAATAGCCAAATCAATACGTTGCTTTTCACCTTCCGAGAAATTTTCATAAGAGAAATCGTCCCGGTAACGGGATTTGATAGACTCCTGAAAATTTTCGTCCAGATTGAAGCTCACATAAAAATCCATGGCCGAAAGATACTCATTAATAAGCTCATTCATATAAGGAATATATCGCTGCACGATAGCGGTTTTTAGACCGTTGTCTTTCAGCATGAGCGCCGCCACGTTTTCGACTTCCCGCTCATTCATGAGTTTCTGTTTCGTGTTGAAATATTCCGTTACCAGCTTCCGGGCCTTTTTGAGGTTAGCCTTGGTGGTTTCCTCTTGGGTCGCATCCGAGTCATCAACCAAATCAGATTCGAGCTTGGTGATGAATTTGTTGTTGATGTGGACAGAGGATTGAAGCTCTGAAATCTTGCGGTTGGTCCGGTCGAGAGCATCGATGACCGCACCCTTTTTTTCAAGGTGTTCCGCAATCTGAATGAGCTTGGCCTTTTCCAGTTTGATCGTCTCTTCTAGAGGCGTATATGAAGTCGTGTGCGTATGGATTTCTTCGGCCTTAAACGTGCCGTCGATGCTCTGTTTGCATGTCGGGCAGTGATCGTTCTTTTCATAGAAGGCAACCCGGTTTTTATGCTCCCGCACCTTCTGTTCCATGGTCTGGGTGAACGACTCAATCGTCTTCTGCTTTTCGATAAGCTTGGCAAATTTGGCCTTCTTATCGTCAAGCGTTTCCTTTTCGGTCAAAAGCGTTTCAATCTGCTTTTGACTTACTTCATTTTCTCCAAGCAGCCGGTCAATCTCTGAACGGGCACGATCCTTTCTATCCTGCTTCTGTCTATTGATCGATTCAAGAAAATCTTCATTCATCTTGACTTTCTCTTGTTCGATCTTCAAGAGCCCTTCGACTTCTTTCAGATGCTCTCGATTTTCCTCTTGCTGTTCCTTGAGCAAGGAATTCATGCGAGAGAATACAGAGATATCAAGCAGGTCTTCAATGATTTCACGACGCTGTTGCGCCGTCAAACGCATAAACGGAACATAGTTGTTCGATCCGAGTACGACAATCTGTTTGAAAGAATTGAAGTTCAGGTTCAGCACATTTTCTTCAATGTACTTCTGATAATCCTTTGACGATGCAGACTGATTTATCAGAGTGCCGTCCATATAGATTTCAAACACCGCTGGCTTAATACCACGACGGATCATGTAGGTTTTACCCTTCGTCTCGAATTCAATTTCGACCAAAAGGTTTTTGCCATTGATGGAGTTCACCAATTGTGGCTTATTGATTTTGCGAAAGTCCTTTCCGAACAACGCAAACGTCAGCGCCGAAATCATGGTCGATTTACCAGCGCCGTTTTGCCCAATGATGAGTGTTCTCGGATGTGAACTTAGGTCTATTTCGACGGGATCATTACCCGTTGCTAGAAAATTCTTGTAGAGTAGACGTTTAAAAATTACCAAATACTAGTCCTAAGCGTGTTCTTCAATCCATGTCATGTAATAGTTTCGCAATTCGTTGTACAAACCAGCATAATGTTCTGGAAAAGGCATTTCTGGAAATATTCTATGAACGAGACACAAGACAACCCATGACGGATTATCCATCAATAGTTCATAGATATGTATTCTTGCGTTTTCATCTGTCACAAGAGATTCGAATAGAGGATGGAGTTTCCAAGTTCTTGGATTTGAGTGGTATTTTACATCCTTATGAATCTTGTCGAGGACAGATTTGTATTCTTCAAATGTCATAATTCAAGCTCATTTGCTTTTTGATACAGATTCGTGAACAGACCCAAAAGCTTATCCTTTCGGACGGTCAGCTTTTGATCCGAGTTCTGAATGTATCGGGTAATAAAGGTAAGAGTATCTTCGATTTCGAAGTTGCCTTCTTCCTGACTGGTTTCAGCCCGGAATAAAGGTTCTTCTACCACTATGACGTTGGCGGCGTTGGTCTTGTTCAGCCTGTCCAGATACTTTTCGAAGTTAACTGGATTAGTCTTGTTCTTGACCACAACTTTGATGTAGGAATTGTCGATAACAGATGTATCGAGTTCCTGTTCGCCCATTGAGTCATCATAGCTCAATTTCTTGAACAGCTTATACGGATTTTCGATAAAGTCAATAGTCAATGTTTCTGTATCGAGAACATGGAAGCCTTTGGCCACGTCGTGATCGGCCCACGTCATTTCATATGGCGTTCCAAGGTACATGATGCCGTTGGAATACGATTTGAAATGAAAATGGCCAGAGAACACAGACAGATAGGCATCGAAAATCGAACGGTTCAAGCCATGTTCAGCCGGACGGCCACGCAACATTTCATAACCTTGAATTTCAAGGTGACCCATGATGATTTTGGCATGAGCTTGTTCGATCATTTCCATGGTGAGCGCCTGATTTTCAGGAGTAATCCATGGAATCATCAGAATTTTTAGATCACCAAACGTTTCATAAGTCGGCTCGGAATAGATCGTGAAATTGTAGTCCTTCAAAAGCAGCATTGGCGAATTGACGGCCAACGTATTCCGGAAAAACGAAGAGTGGTTTCCGAGAATGATGCGAAGGTCGATGTCCCGCTCTGCGATCTTGTCGAAATACATTTCCCGTGTCATTTGGAGCGTCTGGAAATTGACGTATTTCCGACGATCAAACGTGTCACCAAGATCAATCACGGTTTTGATACCGTGATTGTCCAGATATGGAAAAAAGATATCGTCATAGAACTTTTTGTGATAATTCAGAAGCACCAAGGAATCATTGCGGACGCCGAAGTGCTGGTCTGTGATTAAAGCGATCTTACTCATTCGAGAATGTTTTTTCCCACATGGTAATTTCTTTTGGATATTCAGTCCTCAATTCGTTTATCAGCTTGAAATATCTCTTTTGTTCTTTACTTCCAATTTTTGTTCTAGCAGCATCATGATGTTTGAAAAGCAAATCGACATAGACCAAACCAATGGCTTGTGATAAATTATCATTCATCATCTTTTTTCTTTGTCACCTTCTTTTTCTTCTTCTCTACCGAAGCTTCGAACTTTTCAACGAACAAGTTCATGTTCTCACGGGCACCATCAGAATATTTCACCATGCTATTGTTACCGCCTTCCGTGCCGGATTGAGTTTCCGACGTGCCAAG